TCTTTTACTGGCTCTTCTTTTGGAAACTTTGCAACCGCTGCTTCATAAGCTTTTAACAGCTTGGCATCAGTTACATAATGTTCCCCAAATTGCTTTTTGAACTCCTCTAAGGATATTCTTTTAGCTAAGTCGACTCTCGCATTCATCTTAAGATATAGTTACAGTTACAGCAGCTTCTGGTTCATAAGCCAATACAGATAAATCAGCAGGATCATCAAGTGTTAAAGTGCCTGTGACTAACCCTGTTCCTGCCAGAGTGTAAGTACCTGGAGCAGTTTCAGTTACTGAGCTAATTGTTTGAGCAGCGCCTGCAGCAGTTCTTAAAACAAAATCTGCTATCACTAAACCACTAACAGGTGTGCCATCGCAAGATTGCAGAACACTTACACGCACAGAGCTAGAAGTTGGCGAACCAATAATAGCTAAGGTAACATCTGCTAACCTTACCAATTGACTGGCTGTTGTTCCGCCCTCAACTAATAAACCAGACGCGTCAAACTCTAAGTTGTCTTCAAGGACAACATATACAGGTGATGTTGAAGCCTGGCCTGCGCCATCTGTCATCATCCACTTCTCAGTGTTCAACATTGCGAAAGATAAACCAGCTGCTCCACCAGTAACCTCAGTCAACCAGAATTGATTTTTCTTGTCGATAAAAATTACACGGCCATTCGTAGAGCGATGAGAATACATAGCTTTATGCAGGCACATGTTTTCACTTATGTGAAGTTTGAAGGCGTACTTGCCATCATCAACAGCCATTACAGCAACTGGAGAATCTTCATAAGAAGCTTCAGTTGATAAATTTTCTGTCTTCTTACTTAGTGGAAAGAAGTAACCACGCTCTCCTATCGGAGCTACCAACAACGCTTGCAGCGCAGTCTTTAAGGCAGCAGGAGTAGCAAGATCAGAGTCTGATAACACAAAGTTAGCAGGGGTCTCAATCATGCCTTTGATGTAACCTGGAATCTTTAAGCACTTGCTTAAGCTCAGGTTAGCTTTTACTACATTACAAGTTTCTATTGCCATGTTTTAACAATTTTTAATTTCGGAACTTATTTGAAGATCAATTAACTCAATAGCGTCTAGCGGATCAGTGAATACGTTTTTTGTTTCCTTAGCATCAGGTGGAGTGCTCCAAAAATATCTGTCGACTCTAGTGTGAGGAGGCAACTCATCAGCACCCCAAGTAAACAGACCAGAGTCTCCAAGAGCTTTCATGAAGGCATCATATATGGGATTTAGAATAGGTATAAATACATTTGTCTCCCTTTCTTCTGCATTATAGTTCTTATCTGTCTTAGAAAGTATAGCTATATTTAAAGTATACTGTAACATTCCGCCAACAACTTTAGCTTTTGTGTCAAGTCTTAAAGCAATTAACGGATACTTACTATTCTTTAAAGTAGGGTTTACATTCCTTGATAGAAGTCTGTAATTGATCTCAGCAATGTGTCCAGGCATATACTGCACTGGAGTTGTTAATGATTCATTCATCAACGCCACTACTGATCTCATGTCTGCTATAACCCTATTGTTCATAGGTTAAAGATGTTAACATTTCCAGGATTTGTAAACTCACTGCACAGATACTCTTCAAAAGATTTGTAACCTGCTTCTATTCCTATGTCGTTGAAATCTTCACGTACTGAATATAAATACCCGTATAGGCTATTTACTTCACTTAGGTAACCAAAAGCTCCACAAGAAAGTTTGCAGTAAGTGTTTAACCCATCTGCTATTCTAATTCCAGCGTCCGCATACTTTGCGTTCTCCACTGTTGCAACAACTACTCCCATAGAAGAAATATAGTCATTGAACTTTTCTACAAACTCTGCGAATACTAAAGGCTTACACAGCTCAGTCATGCCACACCACTTGTTCTTTTTACCTAAGCTGTTGACGTAAGTCTGCTCAGATAAAATTTTTGTCCAACGGTTTTGGGCTTGGGCTGTCCATTTAGTAGCGTCTGTAGGAAGGGCTGCTACCGTATGAGTATCAATGCAAAGATATATGACGTTGTTATATAAAACTTCGTCATTCACTTCATAGCCTTTTGACTCATAACGATCAGGCAAGGCAGCAAGGAAAGCATCATGAAACACAAACCCTAGCAGAGCACTCAAATTAGTTTTTTCCGCAATTGCAATAAAGGGAGTAACTGTATCCTCAGCCCCATCACCTGTTTGACTAGGAATAGAGTAAGGAACAATTTGAAAATCTGCTAGGGTTGTGAAAGTATACATAGTTGCTATTGAGTTGTTTTTATTTTGCTCTCATTATTTGAGCGGAGAACCTTGCAGACATTGTGCCTGTACCAGTCCAACTGACTCGATAATAAAGAAACGGGCTTGAGTTTAAACGCCAATGGTACGTATTAGTAGCATCTGTTGCTGTAATAGTGGCCAGGGCTGTTTGTGTTTCAGGGGTGTTAATAGCTTTGAAGTTGGTGCCATCAAGGCTTCCTTGCAAGCTAATTGTTCCACCGACTGTACCTGAAATCTTAGTGACTGATACCCATATTGTGGTAGGGGCATTCAGATCGCTGAGCTTAGGTGAAGTTGTCAAAGTTACAGTAGCAGCGTTTACAACAGTGTCTGACGTAAGGTCATAAACACTCTTCAAACTTGCTACCTGTGCCTTTGATTCAATTGTAGAAAAGGCTACCAATCCTACAATCAAAATGCATAATATTCTTTTCATTATTTTAATTGGTTTAGCCCTCTGACTTTTCTTTTTCCTCAAACTCCTTAGCGTTCTTAGGAGTTACCCAACCACGTTTGATAAGCTCTATGGCTTTCTTCTTGCCAGCTTCAAACACTGTACCAGTTTCGTGGTAAGGATCAGCCTCAGTTGCTACAACTTTTACCGGAAAATCAATTGAGGCATTTTTTGAAACTGATAACTTTTTGTTATCAACTTCATCTGCCTTCTTTGCACTTTTTACTTTTTCGTCTGCCATATAATTTTAATTAAGGTTTAATACAATTGATTTTAGACTTCTGCGATTTGTGACTTAATATCTGCAAGATCATCATACACAAAAGCTGCTGCATCATTCTCGCTGTGGAAAGAGTGAATGCGCATTTCAGCTACAACAGTCACTAAGTTCTTAGTGAAGTCATCATTCTCCCAACCGAAAGTAATTACAAAGTCTTTGTAGATTAAAGTCTTGAGCGCGTCCAAAGACAATGCTTGCAAGTAACCTACTGGCACGTTGTAGTCCTCTACTATAGTTCCACCAGGAATAGGACGTGAGTTAGTACCTAAGTACTGACCTTGGCTTACAGCTTTCTCCATATCCATGTTCGCAGTGTCGATAGGGTTCATGAAGATGATAATCTGACCACCAATGAGCGCCTTACGCATCTGAGCAATAACAGCTCTTGCGCAATCCCAATTGTTAGGATTCTTAACAGACAAACCAGAAGTAGTAAAGCCTAAAGAGAATGTTTGCACCCCTGCAGGACTTGTTGCAGAAAGCGTACCAGTCATCAACACTTGATTAACTTTGTTCTTAAGGTTGTAAGCTAATTCAGCCTGCACATAAGATGTCATACCGTCAATATCTTCAAGCAACTCTGTTGCCATCTTCATTGATACAGCTACTTTCTTAGCGTTTGATTTCTCTACTTCGAATGTAAAAGAAATTCCAGGCTTTGCTACACCAGGAGCAATGAAAGCGGCCTCACCAGAATCGGCAGGAACTTTCTTATTAACCCATGGATAAGTTTCTAAACCTGTACGACCTTTAGGAATATAATCCCAAAAAGTAGGCTCAACTCTTCTAATATCAAATACTGGCGCACCTTGACGAATTGCGTTAGCAGGATTGATTGTGATGGTATCACTGATAGTGTTAGAAGGCGTCATAGGAGAGTTAGCTGCACGTAATTCAAATGCAGGTAAACTTGTTGACTCGCCATTCTTAATCTTATCAATCAATGCTTTGTTACGTGTCTGCCAATCTTTCACTTGACCGCGAATGTCTTGACGTTCCTCAGTCAGTGCCAGATTCTGTTGCAGCTTAGTTATCATTTCACCTTGCTTCAACAAGATAGAACGAACACCTTTGTCATCAGCTCCAAGCATTTCTTTAAGGGTATTAACAGCGTTCTCATCAAGCGCTTCAAATCTCTTCATCTGCTCTTTAGCTTCACGAACAGCTATCTTCAAATCTTCGCCAAGTAATTCCTTAAGCTCTTTGTCTGTGATAGTAGAAATCCTTTTTTCCAAATCCTCAACAAATGCAAGGTTGTCTCCAGTCAATCCCTTTTTATCAAATTTGATAAAAGGTGCAACACCAACAGCCATTAGTACTCCATCTGCGACAGGCTCTACTACAAATGAGTAAAGACATGCAAAAAGAAATCCAAAGCCAAATGCAATTTCAATCGGCTTAATTGTTTTCATGGTCTGCACAGCTTGTCTGCAGCCATTGATCAGGTAATTCTTATACCCTTTTCGGTTCTCCATAATTTACTTTTTAAATTGTTTAACATCTAACTTATACTCACCAATTGCTAATTGATCCTTCGGCTCTCTTTTATCAAGTGTATCTAATAAAGATTCCGGCTTGATTTCATTGAGTGATTTGTATCGGGTTAACAATTGTCTAAGTTCCATTTGTTTTGTTCTTGGCATCTGTCTTACGAAGTGCTCAAGGTCTGCATTAACATCTGCTAATTGGGATTGCAGTTGTTCCTTTGAACGAATAGCAAAGGTTTCTTTTTGTGCTCCGTAGGAAACAACACTGCCTTCCCAAAGATCAACCTCCATCATATAGATGGTGTCAGTCTCTTCATCATACTCCATCTTATCCCATATGTATAAGAAGCCGTATGAAAATTGATTGAGTGTTCCTGATCTAATTTGTGTCAACGCTCTGTCTCCTTCTGGTATCTCATCAACAACTGCAACAAAGCGAAGTCCATAATCATCCTCCTCTAATTCAGTGAATTGCCCGATAGGATTTTCCATATCGTGAAACCACAAGAAAAGAATTTTTTGCTTTGCTAAAGATTTCGGCCCTCGTTCCTTTAATGACTTAGCAAACGCTCCTTTGATTGGTGCAGTGCCCCTATCATCTTTCTCATTGAATACAGCCAGGTACCCACGTACTGTCCTGTCTTCATCAGCTGTGATACGATAATCAACAGTTCTTCCTAAATGCAAAAAGGAACTTGTTATATAAGTTCCTGCTTGACGTTGTTGAAGCTCTTTTATCTTAGAGTGTAGTGTCTTCATTTCCTATTGGTGGTGTAGTTTCAGTATCGTTTTTGTAAGTGTCTCCTCCTGCTACTGTATCGTAGCCCATAGCTTCACGCCATTGATTCATTGTTATAACTTTGCTGTCGTACTCAAGCTTCAATCTTTCTGATAAAGCCTTTGATGCTTGATTTGCATTCAGTTTATCTTCTTGAAGTGCAGGTATATGTTCAAAGTTTCCTACAATCTTAACACGTTGTTCAGCAGCTTTGAAAAACATTCCATACTTGTTGAAGTCCTTCGTGTTGTTAGGAATTATATTGCTGGTGTATAAATCAGATGAAGCGTTTTCACCGTTCGCATAAGTAGTACCACTTTGCTCATACAATACATACTTATAATCATATCGGTGACATATAGCTTTCTCTCCAGCAACAACAGTCTCTTTAGTTCCAAGCTGCTTAACATCGTAGCTCATTGGGTTCCACTTAGCGGCTACTCTACTAATCACATACTGGAATTGCTTGAAGCTTAAACCGTAGTTAGCTAATTCATTTTGCAACTCAGTCTTTTCTCCTTTGCGCATAGGTAAGTATCCTGTGACAGAATCCTTGATGCCTGCATCATGTGAAATAAATCCAAGCGGACCTTTCTTGCGAAGTAATACATTA